CTTTACGCATCCCGTCTCACCCTTTGTTGTCTCACAAGACTTCGGTGGTACAAAATACGACCTCTTCAGAGTCCACGCAGTCTCAGATGGCATCACGACAGACGATAGTCTTGCACCGGACCTTAGCAAGAACTACAAGATCACGATTAGCGACATAAGCCCGGCACAGGCGCCCCAAGAATACGGAACATTCGCGCTCAGTGTGAGGTCTGTCAATGATCCTGATGATGGCGTTGGAGAGACCGACTCCAAGGCACCTTACTACAGGCAGTCGCTGTCTTTCGATCCTAACTCTTCAAATTACATCGCTTCTGTGATTGGTGATCAAAACATCTATTTCGACTTCGATAGAAATAATGGTAGTCAAAAGATCGTAGTTGAAGGTGATTATCCTGTCACTAATAACTTCATCAGAATTGAACTTTCGGATGACTTTTTGGCAGGCAACGTCCCAGCAGCGGCAATTCCTGCAGGGTTCAGAGGACACGGTTATCTCTTCACATCGGGCAGCAGTCTCGCAACCTTTGATTCAGGGAACGCAGCAATTAATGCAGGATACGATGATGTGATTCGCAGAGCGGTTACTCCTCCAATTCCCTACAGGAATAACATCAAGACAGCCGGAGCCGGCACTACAACGAGCGATTACTTCACATGGGGCACAAAGGTTGAGATAGGTTCTGATCTTGTCGATGAGAATAAGACGCCATCAACACTTTCCTCAGTAATCAATGGGTCTTTCAACAGTCTGATCAAGTTCTTCCCATCATATGACCTGACAGGCAAGCACTTCTTCGTTGACGACTCTACAGCGGACACGTTCCAAAACTCGCTGTTCACAATTGAGAACATAAGAGTCACGACGGGCGCGCTCGGAGACACATCTCCGGAGACGATCAATTGGGCATCTGCGTCATACGTCAGGCAAGGTGGCATTACGACAAATGACACGAACAAGACTAGAGCATTGACAATCACAGATCTTGAGGATGTTACCAATAGGAACAACGTCTCCTTCACCTTCATGATGCAGGGAGGATTCGATGGGGTCAACATCTTTGATAGTGAGAAGGTAAATCTCACCGACCTTGCGGCCACAAGAGAGATCAACGACTCGGCAAATCAGGGCGGTGTCAATGGACCGACGGTCTCGGCTTACAAGAAGGCCATCGACGTCATGGGCTCAACAGCAGATGTCAACATCCAACTTCTAGCAGTCCCAGGTATCAGAGCGCCAGCAGTCACAAACTACGCGATCTCAGCGGTCGAAAATAGATTCGATGCCATGTACATCATGGACATCCAGCAGAAGTCAGGGCTGAACACATACATCACATCGAGTGATGAAGCTGTTTCGTCTTTCTACACAGTCGCGGACTTCAAGTCCAGAGGGCTTAATTCCTCCTTCGCTGCAGCGTACTTCCCAGACATCTACGTCCAGAATCCAGACCCGAACGCGTCAGGTGGCACAGAAGGTCCTCCATCATACCCAGTGCCCGCCTCGGTTGGCGCACTCTCTGCATACGCAAGGAATGATGCTTACGCACCTTGGTATGCACCTGCAGGTACTACACGAGGCGTCATCTCGACAGCCGTGGACGGTGGAATTGACGGTGAGAATTCATCTGAACTCGGTCCTATCTACGACGCCGACATAAATCCCATCGTGAATCTCTCAACAGGCGGCACTGTCGTCTGGGGACAGAAAACTCTACTTCGCGCAGCATCCTCACTAGATAGAGTCAATGTGAGAAGGCTTCTGATCGACGTCAGGCGTAGAGTCAGAGCAGTTGCCAATAGCCTCCTGTTTGAGCCCAACACACAGGCAACGCTTGACAGGTTCAATGCGCTCGTCAATCCTATCATGCAGGACGTCCAGAGCAGGTCAGGCATCACAAGGTACAAGGTGGTCATTGACACCTCCACAACGACCCAGGCAGACATCGACAATAACACGATTCGTGGTAAGATATTCCTACAGCCTGTCAGGACTGCGGAGTTTATTTCTATCGACTTCACAGTTAATGCAACATCTTCAACTTAATGATACTTAGAATAGAATAACGGAGATCCAATATGGCCGAGACACTCTCAGTCACCGATATGTTACCCAACAAATTTGAGCCAAAGAGAAAGCATCGCTGGGTCTTTGCTATCGAGGGTATCGACGCCTTCCTCATCAGAAAGGCTGCCCGCCCCGGTTTCAACATGCCAAGCAAGGAAATTCCTTGGATCAACACGCAGAGATACATCTCTGGCAAGCTCAAGTTTGACACCATGTCTGTTGACCTTCACGATCCAATCGCACCCTCAGGTGCACAGCAGGTGATGGAGTGGGTCCGCACACACCACGAATCAGTCTCTGGACGCAGTGGATATGCAGACTTCTACAAGCGCGACATCCAGCTTAAGATGCTTGACCCAATTGGCACCGTTGTTGAGCTTTGGGACATCAAGGGCGCCTTCCTAGAGAGTGCCAAGTTTGGCGATGTCTCATACGACGGAGACGACGTTGTGTCTGTCTCAATCACAATAAGATTTGACAATTGCGTATTGCAGTTCTGATTCTTAACAATTAAGACACAATTGGCCTCGCTAGTTTACCTAGCGAGGCTTTTTGTTTTAATATTCCTGTTGACCAAGTAAGATGTTACAGGAGCCTGTAAATGCCTAGAAAGAGTGATGTAACTGCAAGTCCAACGGAAGCCTTTTCACAGATACAGAAGACAAACCCTGTCCAAGATGATTTCGGTTGGACGATACCTGTTGAGAATGTTCCTCTCCCTTCTTTGGGTAAGATTTATTCTACTAACACACCCCTCAGCGGCAGAGAGACTGTACAAATTAAGGCTATGACTGCGCAGGAGGAAGACATTCTTCTTAGTCGCGCGTTGCTTAAGGACGGCACGGTGCTGACGCATCTGATCAATAGCTGCTTGATTGATAAGAGCATCAACGCACGTGATCTTGTTGCCGGCGACAGAAACGCGCTTCTGATCTCAATAAGGATCACAGGCTACGGCACAGAGTACAAGGCTGAAGTTGGTTGTCCTTCTTGCAACACAAAGCAGAGTGCATCGTTTGACCTAGCAGATCTTGAAATTAAGCGCTTGCAGGCAGACCCTATCACGCCAGGATCAAATCAGTTTGAGTTTGTTCTTCCTATTACAAAGAAGCGAGTCGTGTTCAAGCTGCTGACTGGCAAAGACGAAGAAGAGTTAAGCATCATACAAGAACGCAGGAAGCGTTCCATGCCCGACGTTGTCGTAGAGAGCGTTGTTACATCTCGGCTGGAAAATAGCATTCTATCCATCGATGGAATCACAGATCGGAACAAGCTGAATTCTTTCATTCGTTCAATGCCTGCATACGATTCAAGATCGCTAAGATCATATATGAATGACATCGAGCCCGGAATTGACATGAATGGCCGACTCACGTGCGTCAAGTGCGGTGTCGAGTCTTCGGTGCCTCTTCCCCTCGGGGCATCATTTTTTTGGCCTTGATCAAAGTTACAGAGAAGTTCAGCTCGAACAATTCTATATCTTGATGAAGCACTTGTCGTTGAGTTACGACAATCTTAGAGAAATGCCGGTCAGATTCAGGTCTTGGTTCATAAATCGCCTTGTCAAAGAACACACGCCTAAGAATACAACAACAACAGGTGGGATTGAGATCGATGATGACACACCGATTTCACAGGTTCTCGGGAAAATGAATAATTAGCCTTGAGAGAAAATAAATGGCAGATCCTACTCCTAGTCCTGTTAGTCCGCAAGATGTTTCAAATGCCGAACGATATTTTGACGTGCTCAAAAAGGCAGGTGCCGAGGCTGATGTCATCTACGCACAGTACAACAAGGCATTCAGGCTAATCGTTGAACTTGAAGCAATAGAATACGCTAAAAAGAACTCAGTTTACGAAGCGTTATACGGCCAGATGGAGAGAGCTGCACAGGTCCCTAGACAGCTCGCCGCCGAGATCACCAACAGTTCAGTTCTAGCATCAGATGGTATCTCTGCAACATCAAAAGCTTTCACAGACGCGCTGTATAAAGATCAAGAGTTTCTGTCACGTGAGACAGTCACAACTTTTAAGAAAGTCAACGAGATCACAGGCGAGACCATCAAGGAAGTCAAGCCTCAACTCGCCATGTTCTTCAAAGACGCCAAGGAGTTAGGCCAGGCATTCTTCGATTCAGCAGTCTCAGAAACGCGCCTGTACATGGCAGCGATTAGAGATGCTGCTGAAGAAGATGGCTCTCGGATGAGAGAGATTGCCGCACTCACTTCAAAAGGCCTCGGCGTTGATGTTACGACACTTCGCGCGTTATACCAAGAAGAATTTTCAAAGACCGGCAAGGTGACAGGAGAATTTGTTGAAAAATTCTCAGCAACGATCATGGCTGCTTCGGATGCAACAGGATTAAGTTCTAAGCAGATCGCATTTGACTTATCAAAAGCGACAGCCGATGTCGAGAAATTCGGCAATAGCACCTACTCGCAGATAGCTTCACTTTCTGTTCCAATTAGAAAGCTCGGCCTTGACATGGAAGATGTCTCTAATGTAGTCGGTAAATTCATGAAGTTTGAGGATGCGACTCAGGCAGTCTCAAACTTTGCCGCCGTGACAGGCGCCTCACTTGACACGATGGAGCTCTTCTACAAGGCAAACAGCGGCGATAAGCTGGACTTCTTTAGATCGTTGAAGCAGCAGCTGATGGATCAAGGCGTCGCCATTGAGAACTTGACCCACCAGGAACAGGTCTACCTTGCAAAGGGCATGGGCCTCAATCTTCGTCAATTCCAGTCGTTCATGAGAGAAGATGCCGACATCACAAGCGAAATGCTTGACGAGATGATCGAGGAAAATGCTGAAAAAGCTGAGTACACCGGCAAGGACCTCGCAGATAAGCTGGCACAGACAGGTGGCCTCGCTGCTGCAACATTAGACGCCTTGAAGCCAGAAAATATCAAGCAATTTGCTGAGGTCGTTAGGGCACTATCCGGTGGAACTTCGGACTTTGCTGACGCAACTAATCAGTTTGGAATCAACCTTTTGTCTCTGACGCAAGACGCGCTGCCCCAGTTTGGTGAGGCGGGTGCAAAAATGTCGTCACAATTTGTCACCGGCATCGGCGCAATGCAGCAAAAGTGGGATGATTTTACTAAAAAAGTTGAAGGTGCAATGGGCACTTCGGGCGATGGGAGAGACGGAGCTTTCCTAGCACTCATGAAAGAACTTGAGAGATTATTTGGTCCACGCTCTGTTCCGTTAGCATGGCAACCTCTAACAAAGGGTCTTGAGTTCACTTCTGACGCTATGATGAGCATCTTGAAAACGATGAACAAGGGTGCGACAAAAGAATTTGATGAAATGAGAAAAGGTATCGTTGAATCCTCAACAAAGGCTTTAGAAGTTTCTGGTAAGTCTTTCGAAGATCTCCTGTCAAAGAACGCCGCAGACAAAGAAAAGATCACTGCTGCGATGGAAAAGGCAAAAACAAGCGATGAGAGTCTCTTAAAAGATATATCAAAGCTAGGCGACCAGATCACCCAACTTAAGACATCAAGCTATAGCGATAAAGCTATACAGGAAATGCTAACAAAAGACTACGGTGAGAAGGGATTTGGAACGTTAACAGCAGCAGAATTTAAATCGATCATTACAGCAAAAGATCAAGAATTTGCTGCTTTACTGCCTAAGATGCTAAAGGAACGCAATGACAAGATATACGCCGAACTTGAAGGCGCAAAACCTGCCGCACCGACAACACCAGCAATCCCTGCACCTGCTGGGAGCGGACCAGCGGTGCCCGGAGCTACACAGCCGGCCGGCACTCAACCAGCTGCTCCTGCACAAGCGACAGGTCCCGTGCCAGAGATGACTATCAAGCTTGCACTTGAATTTGTCAGTCAAGAGCTTGACAAGCTTATTGATGTAAGAATCATCAATGGAGCGTCTAGAGGAATTGAAGTACCTCTCAATACACAAGGAATTTCCGGAAGCGGAACGATGAAAATTAATCTTGTCCAGTAAGGAAACCCATGACCAGTGACACAAGCGACGACGCACTGAACGCACTGAAGGAATTCAGTGATAAAGTTGACAAGATGACCGATGATATCAACGTGATGTTTGAATCTTTTCTACGAGATGAAAATGCCTTGGCAGAATTTTCCAAACTTTTAGGCGAGATACCTAGTATTCAGGGGCAGCAGAATGGCGACGAGACAGTCACTTAGAGAGTTTCTAGGCACATTACCGCGTGGCGCCGGCGCTGATTCGATTGCGTATGCATCTGATACGACAGTCGTGGGCGCACCTGATAGACTTGAGGAAGGTGATGACCTCGGCATCGATCCTGGGACTGCGACGCCTCTAATCGGATTCGGGACAGATCAAGGAATCATTCCTCGTTATGCAGCATTCATCACAGACCGGGCCGGAAATGCATTTCCGATAGACGGGACTGCACCGACCCAAGTTGCCCCATCTTCTCATAGAGGCGAGTCACTTCAGCCTGCTGAAGATCAAGGTGCCACATCCGTCTTCATTCCTAGCAATGAATACCCAACAGGTGAAAGCTACTTTGACGGAGCAGGATACACGGTAAGGTCGATTGTCGACAAGACGGGTGATGGAAGCGTCCCCACAAGTCTGACAGGTGATGGCCTGTTAATCCAGACGTTGGCACGAGAGACCCAAGCAGATGTCCAGATGGGCCAGACACGTGCAGTAAAAGCAGCATTTGCAACGCTTAAAAAATACAACAAGTATGCAGATGTTTCTGGGGCTCCAGATCCTAAGTTTGTTGAATCTACATCAGTCTCTCAGACATTTGACAGCGAAACGACATATAACTTCCAGGCAGGAAAAGGACAGTATGTCCTGGGCGATACGACAGAATCTAGGCAGGTTGTTGCAACGGATCTTCATCAAACGACACACAGCATGCTGCTTAAGGCAGCAGGCTGGGATAGTTCGACAACGGCAGCATTCTCAGAAGATCCTGATCGGCTGCTGCAAGAATTTGATGAGAATCAATACCAAAAATACCCGGACATTATCTCTGTTTTATTGCCCGACCAGGTTCGACCTCGAGAGTCATTCGGCGCTCCAACATACGGAGAGGCGTCTCTTTTAGGTGGTAAAGGCGAGGCAATCCCGCGCGTGGGCGACGATGCTAGATACACGACGTCAACAACAAGTCAATACACACCGGACAACACTTTTACGTGGACCACGCTAAGTCAGAGTGCGCGCCAGCAGATCAGTATCTTTCAAGCTGCCATTGCGGTAAATGCACTGGGCAAGATGGTCTTTGAGACACTATCACGCTACAGAGAGTACACAAAAAACGTGGAGTACCAGACAGCTGGGTTGGGACCATATTATATGGGACTCACAACACGCTCAATGACAGAAGCCAAACTCAGAGCTATCTTTGGCTATGTTCTGACAAACACGGGTCGTTTTGCATACTCCGACTGCGTTAAATCAGGAATCATCCTCTATTTCGGGATTGATCCAACAGATCCAGCAAGAGACGACACGTTTAGAATATCACAAGTCGGATCTCCTGGACCCAACACGTCTGTCCAGGAGCGACTTGCACAATCACATGGTTTCTGGTCAGCTGTGTCTAGATCTTGCCTACGCATGATACAAGACGTCAATATGGCAGTTGAGCAAGCAGATTCAACTTTATTGGCAAACACAATAGTCAATATGTTGCAGTCAAGAGCGCTTAAGATGGTTAATGTCTTTGCACAGATCGGTTACGCATACATGAGCGCACACCTAGGCGTTCCTGCTGCCCCACCCAACTTGGGCGTTGAACCGCAAGGGATGAGTAAGAAGCTTGATACGGCATTTTCTGTTGATTCTTTTGACTCGATGCCTGGAACAAGAGTAATGAAGAGCAGGGAGAAGAACGGACCTAGCGCGTTGTCCTTGTCCTGGCGCAATAGTGTCGTACCCAGTGCTCTGATTCTGCCACCGTCATTAATCCAAGCAACTCTTGACATGGACTATATCTTAAGCGGACCCAATGCTGTAAAACACATGTTGAACACACCACTTAAGGATAAAACATACGCGATGGCTCGCGTCTACGGAAGAATACCAATAGAAGTTGTTAACAATATTGAGAATCGTCTCGATGCCGAGTATGTTCCCTTCTATTTTCATGACCTGCGTACCAACGAGATCATAGGCTTTCATGCATTTCTCGAGTCATTGTCAGATAGCTACTCTGCAGCTTATAATTCAACTCAAGCGCACGGTCGCGCGGACGCTGTCAAAAATTATACATCTACCAAGCGATCACTATCATTTTCATTCAACGTAGTGAGCACGTCTGAGGATGATTTTGATGAGATGTGGGCAAAGATTAATAAACTTGTGACGCTCCTGTACCCCCAATACACAAAGGGTGTACTCAATGTAGCACAAGGTATCAGATTTAATGATGCTGGTAAGAAGAGAGACTTCGTCTTCGAACAACCCTTCAGTCAAGTTGTCGGTGGGACTCCAGTCATCAGGCT